GGCAACCCGATCGCCGGCACTATCAGCAGCGCCAGCATCGGCTTCACCTTCGCCTACGACACCAACACCCAGGGCGGCCGCTCGGTCTTCACCAGCCCCGGCGGTGACGTGCCCGTCACGGTGGTGGCCGGCAACAAGGGCGTGGCCAAGCCGGTGGTGGCCACCGGCACCATCAGCCGGTCCAAAGGCATCGTCATCGGCCTGGTGGCAGAGCAAGACCGCGCCTACGTGGCCTGATAGGAGCAGAGCAGCATGACCATGAACAGCTTCATCCGGGTGCCCCCGGATTCAACCGGCAAGCGCCTGTTCACGCACCAGCACGCCATCGATGGCACCGACATGCAGGTGCAGGTCATGCACCTGTCCGACCCCGATCAGCCACAGCAGATCCAGAAGATCGACGAGCAAGGCGCGGCCTCGGTGCGCTTTTCTGAGGGTCAGCCCATCATGGCCGGCTTTGGCTCGCTCAAGGTCTCCAACCAGCGCGCGCTCGGGGTGTACGAATCCACGCTGGTGGAGAACCCGGACTTCACCAACGAGATCACCGGCACCGCCGCCGCCACCTACAACTCGGCGTCATCGAGCATCGTGTTGTCCACGGACAGCACCAGCGGCTCGCGCATCTTCCGCACCAGCGACCGGCACCATTACTACATGCCGGGCACTTCCAACCTGGTAATGATGACGGTGGCGTGCGGCGACAGTGGCAAAGCCAACAACCGCCGCTGCTGGGGGCTGTTTACCGAGAACGATGGCCTGTTCTTTGCGCTGGATGGCACGACAGTCAAAGTGGTGGTGCGCTCTTCGGTCACCGGCTCGGTGGTGGACACGGCCATCACCCAAGCCAACTGGAACGGCGACAAGCTCGACGGCACTGGCCTGTCGGGCGTCACGCTGGACATCACCAAGATCAACGTCTGGTGGATTGACTACCAGTGGTTGGGCGGCGGCCGCGTGCGCTTTGGCATCTACGGCCCGGACGGCCAGCGCATCACCGTCCACAAGGTGCAAAACGCCAACACCCAGGCGCTGCCCTTCATGCGCACCGGCACGCTGCCCGTGCGGTTTGAGAACGACAACGTCGGCGCCACGGCTTCAGGCAGCGAGCTGCGCTTCGTCTGCGCGGCCGTCTACGCCGAAGGCAACTTCGACGACTACATCTTCAATCGCTTCTCCACCGGCATCCTGACCAAGAACGTCTCGGCCGCGCAGACCTTGCTGCTGGCCCTGCGCCAGGTGGCCATGATCGACGGCAAGCACAACTGCATCCAGACCTTCCCGGAAACGCTCAACGTCTACACCACAAAGCCCATCGGCATCACGCTGTTCCAGGACGTGGATTACAGCGGCGGCACCTGGGCGGCCTCGTCCTATCAGGCGCGACTGGAACGCAGCACGGACGGCACGTTCACCTATGCCCAGAGCAAGCCGATGAAGACCTTTTTCTTTAATGCCGGCTGCACCACGGTGGACTTGTCGGCCTTCTTTGAGGTCAACGACCGGGGCATCATGGTGGCGGCTGACGGTACGCAGCAGGTCTGGGCCTTCCTGTGCTCGCCGCTCACAGCCGAGGCCGCTGATGTCTCCATCAACCTGAGCTACAAGGAACTCGGGTGATCGTCTGGGCCGCCCACGGCGCTGAATGGGCGCTGGCCGAGAAGGTCAGCTTCAACGGCGTCACCAAGCGCATCACGGTCAACGCCGGGGTGACCGCGCTGGACATCCGCGAGGACGTCTACAGCGCCTGGGTGCGCTGGGTGGAGCGCGAGGACAACGCCCGCTTTCTGCTGGCCATGCGCCAGACGGGCTTCGACCCCATCCCGGGCGGCTTTACCGGGGCCACCTACTTCCTGCGCAACGGCTGGAAGCTGGAATACGACCCCCAGGTGGTGGCCATCGCGGGCGTGCTGTACAGCGACGACTACGCGACGCCCTACTGGTCAGCCACTGACCAGCCCATCTACCCCGCCGTGGTGTCCAGCCTGGTCAACTCCGCCGTGGTCACGCAAAACGTCGTCACCGGGACAGCGCTCACCGAAGCGCAGACCGCCAACGCCGTGTGGCAGGCCGCCGCGCGCACGCTCACCGATGCAGGTGACGACGCCATTGCCACCGCCGTGCGCGCCGCCATCGCCACCGAGCTGGCCCGCATCCTGGACCTGGCCGCCATCCACGGCCTGGTGGCCGGCCAGCCGCTCACCGTCAGCGCCACCCAGCGCCAGGCCGCCGGCATCACGCAAACCATCACCGAGGCGGGCGGCACCGTCACCGTCGCCCGCGCCGCGTGATCTCCCCCCGCGCCGTCGCCCTCAACGGCATCGGCTTCGCCCCGCTGGCCGTGGCCTCGCTCGGCCTGCTGGCCGTGCAAGCGCCGCCCGTGGTGCAGCCTGGCGGCGGCGCGTTCAGCAACCGGCCGTGGCGTGACGTGCCCTTCGTGCCCGTGCGCCCGCGCCGGCCGCGCAAGAAGCGGCAGGAGGAGCTGGTCTTCCTCGGCCACTGAATTGCGCACTGTCAAGCCGCTTGCCTTACGCGCTTGACAAGCACCGCCGCACCATGCGGCGCATGAGCAAGCTCCCAGCCAATCTTCAGCGCGCCCTGCCCAAGGGCCGCACCGAGCGCGCCCTGCAGGTCGAGCGCGCCGCCATCGACGAGCAAGCGCGCACCGCCACGCTGGCCTTCGCCAGCGAGACGCCGTATGAGCGCTACTGGGGCATCGAGATCCTGGACATCACGCCGACCGCCATGCGCCAGGGGCGCCTGCGCAGCGGGGCCAATCTGCTCGTCGACCACGACTCCCGGGACGTGGTCGGCGTCATCGAATCCGTCGAGGTGGGCGCGGACCGCGTAGCCCGTGCCACCGTGCGCTTCGGGAGGAGCGCACGCGCGGAGGAAGTGTGGACCGACGTCCGTGACGGCATCCGCCGCAACGTGAGCGTGGGCTACATGATCCACAAGGCGCAACTGGTTGAGACGCGGGACGGTGTGGAAACCTACCGCGTCACCGACTGGGAGCCCTTCGAGGTGTCGCTGGTGTCCGTGCCAGCTGACCCAACCGTCGGCGTCGGCCGCAGCCTGGAATCCACCCCGGAAGCCGGCCCCGATGCAGACCCCACGACTGCCGCCACGGCAGCCGCCACTGAACCCGAAACCCCATCCTCGAAGGAGCACATCGTGCCCGATGTCACCGTTGACGCGCGCAACCACGCCGCAGAGATTTTCAAGATCGCCAAGGGCCTGCCCGGCGGCGCCGAGATGGCCATGGACGCCATCCAGCGCGGCCTGACCACCGAGCAGTTCCAGGCTGAGGCCATTGCCAAGCTCACCACCGCGCCCGTGCGCACGGCTGACGTGGGCATGACCAAAACCGAAGTCAAGCGCTACAGCCTGATGCGCGCCCTGAACGCGCTGGCCAACCCGACGGACGCCGCCGCTCAGCGCGCCGCCGCCTTCGAGCGCGAGTGCTCGGACGCCGTCGGCGTCAAGCTCGGCAAGTCCGCGCGCGGCTTCTTCCTGCCGCACGACGTGCAAAAGCGCGACCTGGTGGTGGGCACGGCCTCGGCCGGCGGCAACCTGGTGGCCACCGATTTGCTGGCCGGCGACTTCATCAGCCTGCTGCGCAACGCCATGGTCATCATGGGCATGGGCACGCGCATGCTGACGGGCCTGAACGGCAACATCGCCATTCCGCGCCACAGCGGTGCCGGCACCGCCTACTGGGTGGCCGAGTCTGGCGCTCCGACGGAAAGCTCGCAGACCTTCGACCAGGTCACGATGAGCCCGAAGACGGTGGGCGCGTTCACGGACATCAGCCGCAAACTGCTGCTGCAGTCCAGCCTGGACGTGGAAGCCCTGGTGCAGCAAGACCTGGCCACCGTGCTGGGCCTGGCCATCCAGCAAGCCGCCATCAACGGCACCGGCCTGAGCAACCAGCCCAGCGGCCTGCTCACGCTCATCACCCCGAGCGTGGCCGGCGGCACCGATGGCGCTGCGCCCACCTGGGCCAACATCGTCGAGCTGGAGACGGACGTGTCGGTGGCCAACGCCGATGTCGGCACCCTGAGCTACCTGACCAACGCCAAGGTGCGCGGCAAGCTCAAGGGCACCAGCAAGGTCAGCGGCCAGAACGGCTTCGTGTGGGAGGGCGGCGACACGCCGCTGAACGGCTACCGCGCCGCCGTCACCAACGCCGTGCCGTCCAACCTGACCAAGGGCACGGGGACCAACCTGTCGGCCATCGTCTTCGGCAACTTTGCCGACCTGCTGATCGGCATGTGGGGCACGCTGGACCTGATGGTGGACCCGTACACCAACAGCACTTCCGGCACCGTGCGCGTGGTGGCCCTGCAGGACGTGGATGTGGCCGTGCGCCACGCCGAGTCCTTCGCCACGATGGTGGACGCGATCACGGCGTGATGACCCATTGACGCACCAGGTGCCGCCGTGTTCACCGAAGACCTGACGCCGTTCTTCAACACTGCCGAGTTCGCC